ACATATTCAACATTTGTGGTCCAAATCTACCACCAACTAATTCTAAGAATCTATCAACAGATACAACATCTGATTGAGCTTGTGCTTGTGCCAATGGTGAAACAGAACGTATCTTTACTTCTCTACCATTTATTGTTGGTATCTCTATACGTCCTTGCTTCTTTAAAATATAAACAACTCTTTGTAATACTGGCTGTACTAACTCAGCTTGCAATCTACCAAATGAACTTCCTATTCTTCTTGATAAGTCTGCCATTCTCTCTGCAACTTCAGTAGCTGTTGCTGGTGTTCTATTAGGGTCGCCAAGCATATCATTATACAATGCTCTTTTAATATTGTTTCTCATATCACCTAATACCAAATCAGCAACATCAAACCTACCAGCACTATTGATTGGCTGTAATCCAGCACTACCAGCAGACTTTGGAATCACAGTGCCGGGCAACAATGATATAGAGTCTGGGTTAATTATCCCATCATCTTCCATTTGATATATACCTGATATTGCCATCTGTGCATTTTCCAATATCAACTCAACTGTTAGGTTGGTGGTCTTGATTGCAGAGAGGGCATTGATTAGAGGACCTCTCCCATAAATCTCCCCACTTGCTTTCGACCAGCGATAAGCTATTATAGGACACGAACCAATACCCTCATATCGTTCTTCAATTATCTTTTCTTTTGTTCTCATATCAATAACACAATACATATGTGCCATGACATTCATCTTGGAATAATCTCGATAAACTACTTCGAGGATTTTTCTTTTGTCATCTGGATTTCTAGAACTTTCTTCTGAAACTTTAGTTGGTAGCTTCGCTCTTGGATATGCAATAGTAATCTCTGAGCCACGAATATGACGCTCTCTATAGATGTGGTCAATGTTGTCATCAGCACCAACATCAAGCGTAACATGAGGTAATGGAATTGCTGAGAAACGAATTGGATTAATTGCATCACCTTCATCACACAATAATACCCCAGTACCTACTGCCAAATCCAAAAAGGATTCATGTACTTCTTGTGCAAAGTTTGATTGTTGTAATACTTCAAATACATATTCTGTTACACTTTCTAATTCAGAATTAACTGAATCTCTTTCTTCTTCAGGTACTTCAGACCCAGCCATGAAGTCAGCCCACCTAGCAAAGTTTGGCACCATTCCTGATTGAAGTCTAGACGCAAACTCCTGTACACCAACTACTGCTGTTTCATCAAATATCTTATCATCTCTTCTTTGTCCAGCAGACTCTTGATAAAAACTTTCTCTTTGTGGTAGAGCGTATTCATAACATTCTTCAAATAGGTCTACCCAATTCTTTCTTACAGACTTGGCTCGCTCATACTTTTTAAGAAGTTGTTTTACTTTTGAATCAGTAGCAACACCTAATGATTCTACTGTGTCTGATATAATCATTTGTAAAACCCTATCCCTCCTGACTCACCAGAGATAAGAGAACGTCTACCTACTTTACCTCCTGTAACTCTTTTTTTAAAGTCTTCCTGTTTCTTTTTTTCTGCTTCTGCCATTGCTTTAGCTTCAGCTTTCTGCTTTTCTATTTCAGGGTCAACTTTTGGTTCAGGCATTACAATCTTTGGTCTTTTAAATATGCACATAATATACTCCTACATTCTTGCCCATAAACCCTCTCTTCTTGGTTTTGGTCTTCGTTTGAATACGTCATACTCTACTTTAGCATTAAATGCCTGTAAAGGTTTCTGATTATTAAGTAGTTGTCTTCCCTCACCAGCACCTAACATTAGGTATTGTAAAGCATCATGTATATGTGAATACATATTTTTTTCAGGTTTGTCACTATATCTTTCACCTGATACTTGAACTCTTCGATATTGATACCCACCCTCGAAGCCTTTAATAATAGTACGACAACGATAATCAATCAGCATACCTGACTGTCCTTCTACCATATTTGTTAGGCTTTTGTTGACTGCTTCTGTTCTGAGCGATACGTCATTTGATGACGCTGGGATTGCTTTGAGTCCACAACCTCTGAGGATTTGGAAGGGCGTTGACTCGTCCGTCTGCGCCCTGAAGTCGCCAGATGGGTCGCCATAGATAAGGGCATCTTGGGAAGCATATTTTGTAGCAAGCTCCTGTCTAATTAACTCAGCGAATCTTACAATCCCCATATCAAAAGCTACTATCTCGGATTGTATTAACCACCGACCTCTTACTTTTTGACCGAAAACACAGGCTGGTGTCAAGCCAAAATCTAATCCAACATATACAGGAATACCATTTGCTACATTTATTTCTTCTTTTGAAACATGAACATCAGTTGCAAACATAGGATAAACAGGCTTTCCATCTGCTATTGTTCCTAATCTATTCATTACATAGACATCAATCCATGATTTAGTTTTACCACGAATTGTATTCTCATAGTATGTTTTAAGTAAGTTCTTTATGTTCTCAGCTTTGGGATTATTCTTATAATCAGTAACTGTACCATCTTCTGATTTAACTTCTACCATTCCTGATGGCTGTGTCCAAAACTTCCAAGTATCAGGTTTAACTAACATATGTACTTCTTCTTTTGGAATATGGTCTGGTACTGGAACTTCACCTGACATGATTGACCACCAATGGTCTTCTTCAGGTGCATTAGTATCACATATAACACCACTCCAACTTGGACCACCCTCTCGCATTGAAGGGTATCTTCCAACTCTCATTGTGCAAGCGTCAATAATACTCTTGGGTAACTCACGAGCTTCATTAACCCATACTCCTGTAAGTTCCAATGATAGCAGCTTTTTTACATCTTCAGGTCTATCAAGAGCTAGAAATATAACTTCAAGCTCTACATCACCTTTCTTAATAAGATGTGTATATGGAACTTCCCATCTGAATTTACCCCAAGTATTTTCTGGAAACCAATCTAACCACGTTTTGATTGTCGTGGTTCGGAGTTGAGGATTGGTATTTCTAATAATCGCCCACCTTGATTTACGAATACCCTTTTCGTTTTTCTTTTGTGCCAACGCCCTTCTGAAGACTTCGACACAACACGACACCGACTTTCCACTTCCAACTGGACCGCGAAGTCCTCTAAAGAACGAGTCATCTTTCATAAACTCCTTTATTGTTGAACCATCAGGTTTATAATTAAAGGTCGGCAACTTTGTTGTCCTTGCCTACTTTCAATAGTTTCTCAACAGTAACAGGACCTAGAACTGAAATAAATTTATCAGCTTCCCTATCAGTAATAGCTTCTTTCGGATAGTGTTTAAAGTTTACATTCTTAACAATAGTTCTTAGGATTTGTCTTTCCTTTGGTTTTAATATGTGGAGAAAATCTCCACTCATTATAAAGCACCCATAGCTATTCCAGTAATAAGACTTGGTACTTTACTTTTTTTATTACCTTGTCGCCTATTAAATTCTTTTCTAATAGCGTTCTGTTCTGCTTTAGAATATGACTTTAAAACATTTGGAACCATATAAGCATTAAGTTCTGCTGTGTTAGCATTTCTTAATGAACGTATAAAATCAGTTGATATTTTTCCAAGATTACCTTCTACTGCTTGTGACTTTCCAAGTTCAGTAAACTTTGAAGCTTGAACACCACCACCTACTCTTCTAAATAAAGACACTCCAACATTATCTTGTTTTATCTTTGTCTTATCAGCTTGACCAGCTTTTGTATTTACAACTTTGATTGGTATTGGTTTAGATTTCTTTTGAGAACTTACTGTATAGTTAGCTGGTAAATTTTTTGTTACCATTTTGATATTAGGTGGCTTCTTTGTTTTCGTTGGCGTTTTAGTTTTGCTATCAAAGAATGTAGATGTTTTAATATTATCTATTGGTGTTGACATACCTGATGGCATATTTGCAAAGCCACTACCACCACCTAGTTTTGGCATACCTTGACCTAATGGGTCTACAAACTTTTTAACTGAACTACCAATCTTATTTAATGTTTTAGCTACTTTAGTACCAATGTTTGGATTAGCAACACTACGTCCAGCTTTTGTTGATGTCTTTAAGAATGTACGCTCTTGTAAAGAACCAAACTGACCAGCAGACTTTGTTATCTTACCTCTAAGTAAGGTAGCTTTATTTTGTAACGACTTTTCAATAGCTGGTCTTACAGATGATTTGTAATCTTCTGAATAATCTTTTACCCTATCATAAGTAGGCTTTTTTAAGTTTTTTGTAAGTAATGCTTGGTCAGCTATAGCTGTTTGTTTTGGACCTTTGTACATTCCTTTGCCAGATGCATAAGCACCAGCTACATCTAGTTTAGGTTTTGCTGTTAAAGGTGTACCACCAGTACCACCAGTTTTACTTGACAGTTGGCTAAGCCTTGTTGCTTGTCCACTGATTGCTTGACCAATAGCTGGCTTTGCATCACCAAGTCTTTGTGCTGATGAAAGGTATTCGTCTTTTGTTTTCTGCTGGGTAGCCTTGCTCATTATAAGACTTTTGTTATCCATTGTAGGTGTGGTTACAATTTTACCACCACTCTTAGTTGCTATCGTTGTCGCACCACGCTCTACTCTTTTCTGTTGGTCGGACTTGGGTGGTGGACCAATCTTGAAACCAAATATAGTTTTCTGTTTCTTTTTCTTATTAGGTGTTGACCCTGTCCTTGCACTAAATCTACTAGAACCACTTGAACGATTAGAATGAAACGGCATAACATCTCCTTTTTAAATTATTCCAATATTCCTATCCCTATAGAATGGAATAATGGAATATTCAAACCCTTACACAAAAAAGTACCCCTAGTCAAGTAAGCGATTCAACTAGGGGTAAGTATAAATATTAAGTTTCTTGGGAGTCTCCTCCACGAGGAAATATGAAAGATTTATTTCATAGACCTACCTTATCAAAAATAAAATATAATGTAAAGCCATATATAGTAAGGAAGATTCTTAAACGAG